TACACCTAAGCCTTCGTCGGCAGCGTCAGATGTGTATAAGAGACAGCTAATAGAATATCATGCTGCTAACAATGTTTACATAGCTACAATGACCTAACATTTAGTGAACATTGTAATTTTAGAATAAAGAGAGTTGTTCTTTGTACTTCTCGCTATTGTAAAAATCAATTTCGTTTTCTTTTTTCAATCGGTCAGCTTGTCTGTGTTCATACTCATCTAAAAAGTTCAATGTCTTTCTGATTTCTGCATGTCGCTGTCTGATATACGATGAGCTGTATCCAACGAATTCAGCAATATCTTCTAAGCTCATTTGATCAACATATTTCATCTTAACAATTTGATTATCAATACCAGAAAAGCTATCTATCAGCAATAACATTTCTTCTTTTTGCTCGATCAACAATTCCAATTCATTTTCTATCTTTTGAATATTCTCTTCTAAAGAAGAAGTTCTCGAATTCTTTTCGATGCGGACGTTTGCTAAATCACCACAGACCCATCGATTCAATTCAAGCTTACTTTTATTAAGATTCCACTTTAGATAAAGAATCTGCTCATCTAGTTCTTGATAATCTTTTAACCATTGAAATCTCACAAACGCCACCCCTTATGGTAAAATAGTATTGTGGTGCTATCTCATATGAGATGGCTTTTCATTTAATAAAGGAGGAAAAGTAATTGAGTTTATATAGATTAACTTTTTACAATCACGCTACCAATCGAATAGAATATCAAGAAAATGAAATTAAAAATCCAAGAATTTGTTCGCATTGTTGTAATACGGGTGAACAAACTCCAATTGATGGAATACTAATGAATTCTGATACTGATTTTGCTGCTGGGATAATATTTACAGGTTGTCCTTTTTGTGGTGCAACCTCTATGCATTATCTACGAGGATTTAGAAATATGATGAGAAGCGAAATGTATTATGAAGTTTCTCAATCATTTCCTAAAAAATATGAAAACGCTGAAATACCTGAATTAATTCAAAACAATTTTTCTGATTTTATAGAAATCTATAATCAAGCAAAATTAGCTGAAGAATCTGATTTAGATCAGTTAGCAGGCATGGGATATAGAAAAGCGATTGAATTTTTGGTTACAGACTATCTGTTGAAATATCCTATTGAAGGTGTAGAAAAAGATTGGCTAACCAACCCTAAAACCAGCTTAATAAGCAAAATAAATAAGCTGAAAAATGAAAGAATTAGACAATTAGCAACGGCAATCACTTATCTTGGAAATGATGAAACACATTACACAAGACGTCACCCAGATTTTGATTTAGATAAAATGAAAGCCTTCATCAAGGTTCTTCTAAGTGATATTGAGAACGAGTTGATTTTTGAAGAGTCAACTGAATTAATAAATAAATAAGTTACTTAAGGAGCTGATTGAGGCTCCTTTTTTATTTCATTTCTCATTCCCCTTAAATACGATCACACATAAGAATATAAACAGAACTACAAATACGAATGAGTAAATCATTTTGATCCCTCCAATACAATCACTAGATAACCATTCCCATTCGTGATTGAGAACCAATTAACCCCCTCATCGCCATAACGATCAATGAATTCATCAATGTTATATAACCCATCATATTCTTGAGTCTTCTCATCAAATCTTTGAACTAATAACTTGGAATCTGCATAACTTAAAAACGCGCTTACTGTAATCATTCCACTTCCTCCTCATCGATCTCTATCTCGACATCTCTGCCTTCTAAAATCTGTTTGGTATCAATACCTTTTGTGGTCAACGCCAAATTACCATCTTTTCGTTCAGCAACAATACTAATTGCAATTGCCTTTGTTCCGTCTGGTATATGGAGCATTAGATGTCTGCTCATCCTTCTGCCGCCTCTTCCACTGGCACAGCAAATGGCCAGTATCTTTCATCAATTGCTTTGATTTCCGCTTCTGTTAGCTGATAAGCAGATTTTTCCCAAGCACACAGCGAGCAGCTAGTATCAAAATAGAAATCATTTCTGTTATTAAATTTCTTGATAAGATATAAGTCACCAATAATAACTTCATACAACGGCTCTTTCTCGACCTCGTAGCCGTTGTATAGGCTCAATAGTGTTTCATATGATTGTCTCGTTGCCCAAGCGAGTAATTCTTCTCCTTGTTCTTGCGTCAATATGCCATCTCGTACAAACCAATCACAGAAATAATATGAATCACCATCTTTGGATTTGATTAAATACGCTATTTTTTCAGCTTTTGTAAAAGGGTCCGTAGATTTTTCGATCCAACCGGCCACAATTGGCTTAACAATTAGCTTCTTCGGTTCGTCTAGTTGTTTTAAATCTTCTAGGATTTCTTTATAAAGATCATATTTAAGTTGCTCGCTAATTAAATGTCTATTGGGGCAATAAGGTCTTAATCTAGATATTTCTGCAGTATATTTATCAATCAGTTTCTGTTTATTCATCTTATCCCTCCTCTACTTCTTCTACTTCGCAGTGCATATAAGCAAAAACAAATCTTCTATAAGCATCCTCTTCATTACTAGCTCCAATGATTACCCACTTGTCTACTCCCTTGTAGTTATATGAAAATTTAAATTTTTTCATCTTATCCCTCCAATAACTCACTATTCTCGTATATATTTCCGATAACTTCATACGTGTATTCTTCAAACAGCTCTGTGTTAAAAATTCGATACTCTAAGTCTTCATCAACAGTGGCACAAACTAATCCGGAATAATCTATTGAATTTTTGACAATACAAACTTTATTATCTAAATAGTCGAATCCATTTCGCACGCTGACTGATACTACATCCCCTTCAAATATCCCCACACCGTTCTTGTCTTTCATTCCTGTGGATTGCATAAGCACATATTTATCTGGAGCCATTTCAGCATGAGTGATCAACCTTCCTGCTTGCCCATATTTCATTTCTTGTCCAATTGTTTTACCTTTAAATGGTGTGTACCACGCTCGAAATCTCGGTGTCATTTGCTGTCCTCCTCATAAGCTCTCTTACTCCGTCTCATTATCCCCGGCAATTTAACGCTCATGAAATTCCCTACTTGCCATTTGAATCCATATAGAAGGCAGCACACTAACCAAAACGTAAAATACATATTGGAAATAAATTTAATTACTTCCCAAACAATCTCTAAGATTCGCATTTGCCGCCCTCCTTGCTTGTCAAAATCATCGGTTCTGGCATAATCTGATCATCCTTCAAAAATAGATCAGGACATTTTTTTCTTAGCTTCTTATTATTCGTATATGTTTTAAGCAACCATTGACTTGCTTCACTTTTGCTTTCACCGGAAAAATAAATTTTCCCTGTTTGGATGCCTGCAAGTTGAATCATCATTTCCACCTCAAATTAGATTTTTTTCTGCTAAATGGAGCAAAAGTAATCCGACATCAAGAATCTTTTGATCCATTATTTCAGCTACTTTGCTCGGCTTAACTCCTTGAGAAAAGAGCAAGCGTGCTTGCTCTATCTCTTCGTGAGTCCAAATAAATTTGGCTTCCTCAAGGATAATTACTGGATCAGTTGATCTCATTGTTCCTCTGGAAAAATGATGTCGTCCTTATGTTTGGACCAGCTATCTGCATATGGAGCAAAGTAATGTCTAGCTAATTCGATTTGATCTATTAAAGCAATCTCTGATAATTCATGATCTGCAGCAATTTCACTCATACTATCGCCTTCTGCTAAACGGATAAGAACGTCTCGAATATTTACAGTTACGTTTTCTGGTAGTTGCAATGTCGTTGCTGTTTTAATAAATTCGTCAATTGTTTCTTTCGATACTAAGATTGTTACATTCTCAACTTCTTCTACGCCATCACCGACATCAAGTGAAGTCTGCTCTTCTTTGAGCGTTTCGATTGTGCCATCAGCATTTACAACGTATTCGACATTCGGTTTTTTCGTTTGTTTATTTACTGGCACTGTGTATTCGATAGTTTCTGGCTGGATTACTACAGTCACTGTTGAGCCAAGAAATTCAGTTAAATTTTCAGTACTACCTCTCAATGATCCGTTGCTAACAACTAGTAATACTTCTGTGTTCCCATTTGATTTTGATGTTACTTTCTTTAATTCTGGTCTGAAATTCACCTGTTTTGTCATTTTATTTTCCCTCCATTAATTTCTTTTTTCTTCGTTCCGTTTGTCTTTTCCGCTGCTGTCTTGCTGATTCAAAACAATCCATTTCAATGAATTTATTGATTTTTGAATCGAACTTAGCAAATGTCACTGGAAAGCCGTATCGATGAGCAAACATTTTCATTTTCAGCATAGAGATCGCATCTTGATAACCTTTGACATCAATCACTTTTTTCACTTGGCCATTCTCATAAATCACAAAATCAGCTCGGTAATAAATCGGTGCAATCTTACGATCGTTGCATAGATACCCTTCTTGCAGCAGAACATTTTCTTGCATGGCACAGTAGGTTTCAGATAAAGGCATAAAACTCATACCGTTTCGTTTTAACTTCATGTAATAACGAGCTTCTGCTTTAGAATCAAAAGTGATGCCGTCTACTTCGTGCTTTTTGTTTCCGTATTTGCTTCTTGTTGCCATTTGCTATACTCCTTCTTTAGTCTTTCGAGTCGTTCTTTCGAACGTCGTCCATTTTCATTGCATATTGGACAAGGTTCACAAGTTGACCATCCAAGCGATGTTGTGTACCAAATAACAGTTTCGTCATTGCATTTTAAACAGGACATTTTGCACCTCTCATCCATGCTTGGTTACTTTTCGGACAACAATTTTCTTTTTTCACTGGCTTTGTCTTAGGTTTTGAAAATCGGCGTTCGGGTTTAATAACTTCGACCACTTCGCCGCCACAAACACTTGCAACAAGGTCAGCCTCTTCTTTAGTCATATGATGTTTAGCAAACTCGACACTGGCTTCTCCTCGTCCTCGGCTATCTAAGTAGCACATTTTTTTCACTACAAAGGTCAAACTGGACTCCTCCTTTTATCTGTCGTTGTTTTGAATACAGCGATGTTCCCTTTCGTTCCATTCATTACACGAGAGAACACTCGCTCACCGTACGCGTGTTTTAATTGCTTCGATGATAAATTAGTCGTGAATATCGTAGCTTTGTTTAAACGAGCTTCTGTGAGCGATGTGAGAACATCAACATCGTATGGCGTTGCTTGATTGTTTTCTTCCATTCTTCCTAGCTCCGCACCTAGATCGTCGATTACCACGAAATCAGATTTCTTTATCTCAGCCATAAGCGAACCTGTCACAGCTTTTCTTGCTTCTGGATCATTCATTGCAAATTTCAATTGCTCTAATAATTCTCGATAGCTTATAAATGAACAGGCAATTTTATAATTAGATGCCATCATTACTTCTTTGATCACTGCAGCACCTAAATGAGTTTTTCCAGCTCCTGTTCTACCGGTTATCACTGCATGGATCGTGCTACCATTTACAATTTTTTTAGCCCATTCTTGAGCCATCACTTTTATTTGTGCTGTTTCCTGATCAACTACTTTGTATCCATCAAAATCGAAGGCCCATATTGCATCATCTGTAATCATTGAGCTATTAAGCATTCGATTAATCGCGTCTTTCTTTCTAGCTTCATTCGCTTTTTTGATGGCTTCCTTCTGATTCTTCGTCACCATTTCACGATAGCCACAAAGTTTATTGATGCATGTGGGACCACAGCGATCCGATCCATCTTCATTTTTTGTTTTCCAGACATACAATGGATCACCACATTTTGGGCAATTATGATCTGCTGTCTTTAAGCCACCGTAGGGCGTAGCAAGCGCACTTAGTTTTTTATCCATTACCAATCCTCACCTGTTTCTGGTAACTCATCATTAGAAATATTTTGTTGCTTTCTTTTATTTTTTTGGATAGCCATCTTATCGAAATGCTTTCTTAAGCTAGTTGGTGATAAAATCACTCCAGACCAGAAATCATTACTAGTGGCCCACACAATCATGTCTTGAACTTCTCTACCAGTTCGTTTGTCAGATTCAATTGTTAAACGAATCGTATTCGCCCATTTATCCAAATCAGGTTCTTTGATGTTTTGATTTTTTCGAATGAGTTTTAATAAAAGAATGGCCAATTTTTTATTTGGATCGTCATCTGCATACTCTCGTGTTTTTCGAGAGTTGCGAAGATTATTATTATTCTTATCATTCTTCTCATTCTTTTCATTCTTGTTTATGTTCAGTTCGTTGTCCTTTTGATGTTCAGCTCGTTGTTCAGTCTGTTGTTTTTTTTCTTCCGAAAACCCTTGATAAATGGCGTAGTTATTGACTTTATACGTTGTTCCATTTTTCCTGCTTTTTTCAATGCTTATCATGTCATCTTCAACAAGTAGACTTAAAAATTTTCTGACAGTATTTCTACTTACTCCCCAACGTTCAGCCAATTTTTGTTCTGAAGTAATTCTTTGCCCAACATCAACTTTTTTAAATGAACCATTAAAAAGAATTTTCTTTTCTTTGTGGTTGGCCATTAGAATTAAATCAAGCCACCACTTTAGATATTGCGGATTGTCCCATATCCAATTTTCAGTTATAGAACGGTGAAGCTTGACCCATCCTTCAGCCATATAATCACCACCGTTCTATAAATCGTCCATGCTAGTGAATCCAGTTATTGGAAGATTACCCCTACAGTACTCGCATAAACCGCAATGGTTCGGCTTCTCTTCTCCGTTCTTCACTCTGACAATTCTTTCGATTTTTTCTTTTAACATAACCAGCTCATAATCCATATTATCCTGGTCAATCGTGATCAGTCTTGCTTCACTTGGTGTCTGCTTGGACACTGCAGCGATGATCGGCATAAAACTTTTTCCGTATTGTTGGTAAAGCAGTTCCTGGTAAATTGCCATTTGAAGTACGTAACCAAAATTGACAAGGAACGTTTCTCTTGATCCGTAGTTTTCATTCCATTTCCGCTCGTGCATGTCTTTGGTTGTTTTGATGTCAACAAAATACTCTTCCTCTACATTCAGACAATCAATTTTGCCTTTCCACGCCGTTCCAAAAAGTTCCCCAGTCACGATCGTTTCTTTCTCACCTTGATAAATGTTCATGAATGCTTCTTCTTGCTTAAGTCGTTCAATCATTTGTTCAGCAATTTGGAAATCTTTCAACAATCCATACGGCTTCCTACTAGAAAACATTTTGGATTTATTTTCTTCTTTGAACGCTTCATGTACTTCTTTTGATTCAAAATAAGAATGTACGTAGTTTCCTACGAGTAAGGCTTTGGGATCCGACGTCGGTGCCCAATCGCCTTTCAACTTTGCTAAGGTTGCGGCTTCACATTTTAAAAAGGACTTATATTGTGATGTCGACATGTACTGCCAGTCAGCTTCATTGGAGTAATAATTTTCATCAGAAAGGGTACTCGTCGTCTTCAAATTCTGAGACATCGTCTACACCTTCCTCACGTCCAAAGTCCGGAATATCTAATAATTCTTCTTGAATCGGATCGGTATCCTCATTTTCGATTAAATGTGCTTGTTCTATTTCTGGATGACCAGGTACGTCAGCAACTCTAGTTACTTCATTTTGGATATCATCTGGAATCACAATTGGATCTGGTTCTTTTTGTATTGGTTCAGTAATCTTTTTGTTTGAAAAGAATTTTTGTTCGAGAGTAGCCACTTTTTCTGTTTGTGGCGTTACATCTTTCCGATCATTGTCAAATTCGTTTTCTAACGTATCTTTTGCAGCTTGAACTAACAAATCGTTATCGTTGCTTGTGTTGATTAATGCTTTAGCTGCTCGATTAATCACTGTCCGTTTAGCCATTTCTTCTGGAAATTCCTTTTGCGGTCCAGAGTCCTTCATTTTTGACTTCGCCCAACTTTGATCGATTTGCTTTTTTGTCATGACTGTTGTGGTTTCTTTACCATTTGCTAACTTGATGACTACATAGGCTGCAATGATTTCATTGTCTAAATTCTCGAATTTTGTTTCATGCTTTTTGACAACCATGTTTGGTCCATCCATTGCAACTTCAAACTCATCACCTTGTCGAACGACTACAGGCGTAATATCTGCCCCTCCAGTTACACGATCAAGGACCGCCATTGTTCCAAAATATGAACGCATTAGCTGAACCTTGTTTCCGTATTTAATGAAATAGCATTGTTTTTTTGCTGGAGATAACCCTTGAATAACCATGTCTAAAAGTGCATTAGAAATGGAGGTTTTCATTTCTTGATTGTTTGCAGCCATCTGCAACAAATTTCCTCCTGTATTGTTAGTGAGTTCGAAAAAAGCACTCTTCAACGCGTTTTGCGGACTATATCCTGGCGGCATTTCTAAGCCTTGTTCTTGTAACCGTCCAAGATTACTGATCACCTGTTCATCTAATGAACGTTGTGTTGTTTGTGTTAAATCATTTGCCATTTCTAAATTCCTCCTAGTTCAATTTTTGGATAATGTTGTTGCGCATACTCTAGAATGTCGCCTACTGGTACATAGCCTTCTTCTGTTAAATAGCAAGAATCGCCTGGATACAAAGAATTTCCTTGCCAATCAACACCGACAGGACTAACTTCTTTTGGTGGTTGCTGTCTTGCGCCTAAAGAATCAAAATCATTCATCGTGATCACCACGATAATAAATCATTGCTCTCAACTCGCTTTCAAGTGCTTCAATCCTTTTTTGAACTGATTTGGAAACAAGATTACGAATTTCTTCTTGAATCTCTGTGATACCAAGATCACGTTCAAGTTGGACCTTATGCCACCTGCTTTGTTCTTCTTGAAAAAAATCTCTCCCTAAAAATTGAGTAGGCACACCGATGGAAATATCAGTCATAAGCTCATTAAGATTATTCAGTGCTGGTGATTTCAAACTGATAAGTAAATCTTCCGCCTCGTTGATTTGATCAATGATATGTTCCATTTTTAAAATTTGCTTTTTAGCTACATCCTTTACACTCATCATTTGCCTCCTAAAATTCCCAAAATAATTTGACACTTCCTTCTTCACGTTGGATGTTTGAAATACCTTCGCTTTCTAATGCTGCTAGAAATGATGGTGTCAGACCTTTTGAACGAACAGTGCAACTTGTTTGTCCATACTTTGCTGCAGTTAAGATTTTGTCTTGTACATCTTGTTGTGCTTTGTGCATCATTGCTTCGAATATTTCATCGCCTAGCCCTTTAACTGAGATCATCAGAATTTGATACCACCTTTCTTGAGATCCATTTTTTCGGCAAAACGTAGAAAGTCCTGATACCATTCCTCAAACTCTGGATCTTCATATTCAATACCAAACAATTGTTTTAAAGTACCATGAGTTTTACAATTGCAATTATTATTCTGCAAATCACGTTTTGTTTTCTCATACTGTCGGTAAACACTCCACGCAACCAAGCTATCGTTTCCAGCTTGTCCAAGAACGACTTTCCCTTTTTCATCGACTACACTAACTGACATTCCTAGATCATCATTTGCACATTCAGCTGCTAACTCTTTAATTAAATTTTGGATTTTTTCATTCATTGTGATAAACTCTCCTTGTAATTAGTATTTTTCAGGACACGATTCTGCTTGCCGGCGTTCGTGTCTTTTTTTGATAGCTATATCGAGCAGCTATCAGTTTGTGATGATTATCAATTTGTTTTTTCATTACGTCATACCAGTTCTGACTAGCCTTTGTACGATCGGGTTTTATAGTTATTTCTCCTTGTTTCCTTAATAGACAAATTTTTCCGAAAAGCTCGTGCTTTGGTCTATGCAGTAGTCTAGTTAAATAATCAATATTTAATACGTAACCATTTTTATCGAATTTAATTTCTGATATTAATAACTCAACTTCTCTTTTTGTGTACCTGCGTTTTCGATTGCTTTCTAATTGTCCATTTTTCTTCATGATATTAAGACGACAGCGAATCGCGTTCTCAGTTCTATTCAATTCCTGCGCTATTATTGTTACTGGACAACCTGACTGATACATAGAAATTATTTTTTTATCTTCTTGCTGACTGTAACGTTTGTTAGGCGGTTCGATTGGATCATCCCAATAAACTTCATCGATCAAATCTTTTTTACGCATTTGATGGATTTTGGGCCAAATACGCTTTTTATCTATCCCAAGTAACTCAGCTAATTCATTACAATTACAAACAAATCCGCGATGGTCGTATCTGACATTTTGAATAAGAAGTTGCTCCTCTTCTCTTGTCCATTTGTTGTACGACAATTTTCTAACCTCCTTTTTTTATAAAACGGCAAAGACAACAGACAATAAAATGACGTTTAGAACTAAGCTGATATAGCAAAGTGCTTGCAGCTGACGAGCTTTGTATACTGGCTTTTTGTGTTCGGCAAGTGTTGCGAGCAGCATTTTGCTACTCGAGCGCTCAACGATTGGTTTTCTTATTTGCATAGTTGACTCCCCTTCCGGAAAATATCGATCAATAATACGTTGTGCCTCTTCTTTCGTTTTGACGGTATGAGACATATGTCCGTCTGTAATTGTGATCTCTGTCATGTATGTCCTCCTTTTAGATTTTGTATTTAGCCATCAGCTCATCGATGTCTTTTTTGTCATATCTTAAAAAGCCATCTATACGAATTTCTTTTAAACCGTGAGCTATTAACTTCTCAAAGCCTTGATCATTTACACCTCCCACATATTTTCTAGCTTCGATTTTTTTTAAATATCGTGTTTCTGACAAATTCTTTTTTGAAAGCTGACTAAGTGCGTCCTTCACAACTTCAACAATTGCGATTCTCAATCGAGTCAGAAACTCTTCGCTTAGAATATTCATGACTAGCCTCCTATCGAATTTTATGATCGCGAATAACTTCCAGAATAAAGGCGTTAACAGCTGGACCTTTATCTTTTCCACTTAAAACACGCTGAATCCAAGTTCTCGATCTACCATATGCAGTGGCCAAATCGTATTCTGAAATATTATTTGCTTTCATAAATTCTTTGATGGCTTCCCGCCCATTATCGATATTACTCACTTCACACACTTCCTTTCTTTTTATTTAGAAAGAAAATTGGATAGAAAAGTATATTTTTAGTTGACTACGAACTATACTATAGTGTAGTATATAGCCATAGTTAAATAAGCCTATAACAAACCTTTTTTATCGCACTCGGTCGCCAAACTTAATGCTATAAGGTGTGTTTTTACTTTGCTTTTTTTCTATCCAATTAACTTACAAAACCAATATACACTATAGTGTTGTTTAGGTCAACACAAAACTACACTTTTTTATTGGTTTTTTGTAAAGAAAAAAGGAGAATGCTGGTATGACAGTATTTGAGCGGATAAAATTTCTTGCAAAAAAACATTCAAAAACAATGAAACAAGTAACAATTGATTTAGGATACAGTGAAAACTATTTCTATAGTTTAAAAAGTGGAAAACAACCATCCGCTGAAAAGCTTACTGAAATTGCTAATTATTTCAATGTATCTGTTGATTATCTACTAGGTAGAACCGATAACTCGGAGGATAGTGATTCTCAATTACCACCAACCGATTTGGATGATGCTTTAGATGGAGCAATGACTTGGAACGGAAAACCACTTACCGATCAAGATAAAGAAGCGGTAAGGATATTTTTACAAGGTAGAAAAAGCGAGTGAGGTTGTAGTGTATGGATAACATTGAAGATTTGTTGAAGGAAAACGGGATTGATGTAGAAATTACCAATATTGAATCAGAAGGATTTTATCTTCCTAAATTAAGGACAATTTTCATTAATCAAAATTTAGATGAATTAGAACAAAAAAAAGTATTGCTACATGAATCACGTCATGCACTAAGTCACAATGAATTGATATCACTTTACAGCAAAACTGTATTCCACTCAAAAATGGAAGATGAAGCAAATAGATTCATGATTGAAGTACTGTTGCAAGATTATATGAATTTATTTGCTTTATCTGTAGATCAAATCAACTATATGAAATTCATGGATTATTATGGAATTGGTTATGATTGTGAAGAATATATAAAAAAATTACTTGTGAACTATGTCACTTCTTCTATGTACCTTAATGTAATTTAAATGGAGGCTTCTTATGAAAATAGGAATGAGAAAACCAAGTATAAAAAAATCCATCAGCGCTAGAACTACTGGAAAGGCAAAAAGAGCTGTGAAAAAAGCTGTGATTCCTGGTTATGGAAAGAAAGGCTCTGGATGGATTAAAGACCCAAAAAAAGCTGCATACAATAAAGTTTATAAAAAAACTACATTTAGCTTTTGGGATTTATTTAAATAAAAAAAGCCCGTGCAGCAACACGGACTCGAAACCTTATTTCTAAGATTCCCCAATAAAATAATATCATAGAGATAAGGAGTAGAAAATGAAATTTATTAAATTTGGAATTATTGGATTACTAGCAGTGACAGTTATGGGAGGATGTGGATCATCAACAGCTGAAACAAAGGAATCAAAAAATTATAGTGAGACAAACAGTACTATCAAAGAAGTAGACTCTGATCAAACCGCTGAGTTTGCAACTATTGCCGAGAAACACATTAAAGAAATATATTCAATAGATAATTTGAAGATGGATTTAAAATCTATCAAAGTTACTCAATTTCCTGACGATAAAAATGCAGAAACTGGTGAAGAGTACAAAAATGTCTACAATGGTACTGGAGATTTTACTTGGCAAGACAAAAAATACAACTTTTCTTTGGTTTATTCGAAAAAAGATGCAACTAATTATACTGTCCTATATCTATATAGCAATCTAGACCCTAATAAAGGTGTAGATACACCATTAGAAAGCGATCAATAAAAAAGCACATTTGCCGCCCGACCAAGAACGCAAATGTGCAAAGAGCTACGGTAAAGTAGGTCTATTTGTTGTACCCTATTTTACCATCTCGAAATCCGCTGTACAACCGAACAAACGTACGAAAGGAAAGATAAAAGATGGCAAAAAAAGAAATTGATAAACGAATTAAAAAGCACTTAACAAAAAAAGGCGAAGAAAAATATCAGTTTAGTCTGTACTTAGGAGTTGATCCTCTAACAGGAAAAAAAAGAAAAACAACGAGACGAGGTTTTAGTACGCCATTAGCCGCTGAGAGAGCTTTAAAAAGATTGGAGGCAGATATACAGGAAAAAGGACTGCAAGCTTCTACAGCTCAAAAGAGCAAGAAATTCGAATATGTTTACGGCTTATGGTTTGAAAATTATAAAAAGACAGTTAAAGAAAGCACTTGGTCCTCCACCAAACAAATTTTTGACACACACATCTTAAAAGTGTTTGGAGATAAGTTCATTGACAAAATAGACGTTTTTTTCTGTCAAGAAGCAGTAAACACTTGGTCCGATAGCCATCCTAAAATTTTTAAGAAAATAAAAAATTACACATCTAATGTTTTTGATTACGCTGCTTCTTTACAAATTATAACTAGCAATCCTATGAAATTAGTTTCTATTCCACGTGGAGAAGCTCTAGACATCGAAGATAAAAATATCGAATTTTATACTAAAGAAGAATTAATCGAATTTCTAGAAGCAATAAGAAACGATGATGATGAAAGATATTTATTCTTTTCCCTATTGGCTTTTACAGGTATAAGAAAAGGAGAAGCTTTTGCACTGACCTGGTCGGATATTGATTTTAAGAGCAAAACACTCAATATTAATAAAACTGTAACAAGAGGTTATCAAGGGAGATTGATCGTAAATACTCCTAAATCAAAATCTGGAAAAAGAAAAATTTATCTGGACAATGATTTGATCAGTTTATTGAGAAAGTATTATACAAAAAACAAAACGATCGTTACAATCCAAAGCGAAAACTTAATTTTTCACCATGATGGTCTTCTCTATAACCCTACAGTTTCACGTTCGTGGCTTAATGTCATATATAAGCATCATCCAGAATTGACTAAAAGAATCACTACTCATGGTTTTCGACATACTCATGCCTCTCTCCTTTTTGAATCAGGAGCTTCTTTAAAAGATGTTCAGGAACGTTTAGGGCATGCAGACTTTCAAACTACTTCAAATATTTACACTCATGTAACTGAAACTCAAAACAAAAAAGTCATCAATAATTTTGTAGCATTTATGAAGAATAGTACTCAGGGGGAGTCAAAAGGGGAGTCAAAAAACATTTTAGGCTAAATTACAACAAAAAAAGACACGATCGAAATCGTGTCTAATCGTTGATATATAAGGAAGGTACAGGATTTGAACCTGCGCGCCGGTATTAGCCGGTTCGCCGGATTTCGAGAATAGGGTTTAAAGCTGATTTTAAGTGTTTTTCGCTTATTATCAGCTTTTTATTATCTAAAAAAACAACTTTTAGAGACATCCATATACTGCCAGGGGGAGTCAAAAGGGGAGTCATTTTTTATAGTTTATTCGCATTTAATCGACGCTGTAATTCTTTCACTGCATTAGATACAGGACTGATTACACCGTCTTGTGTGGTGCCTAAATGTCTTTGTAATGCTTTGATTGTTCCTTGACCACACAATCCGTCTTGAGCAATACCTAAGAAACCTTGTAAAGCTTTGATGACATTCGACCCAGTCAACGTATTGTCAAATTGAGCAGAGTAAATATTTTGGTTAAATGTTTGTTTGAACTGATGACTGATCACACCGTCTTTACCAGCAGTATCAAAGTATTCTTGCAGACGTCTAGCAGTTGCATTTCCAAATTGACCATCAAGGGCTAATTGGATCATCTGTGGTTTATTATCTGTATTAGTAGTTCCTCCATCGATAATACGGTAGAAATTATGTTGCAGTTTTGTACTCATGTATGCATCATTAGTGTCTACTGCGATCCCGTTATGCGTATAAGAGCAATGGATAAATGAGCCGTTACTTAGAAAAATACCTGTATGACCAGCTGATCCATTTGACCCTCCAGGAGTACCTGAAATAAAGATATCTCCTCGTTGTACTTCTGATCGACTTATTTTTTTCAGTTTAGTTCCAACCATACCGAACAGCGTTTCAGTATTTCCCATTGATCCAGAAGGTAAGAAGCCTCCAGCAATCATTGAGAAAAAAACTGCAGAACTGCAATCGTAAGAATTGGGACCCATTCGATGGGTCATTGAATACGTCACTTTACCTAGTCGATCCTGCATCCATTTAATCATTGACTCTTTACTCATTTTTATTGTCCTCCTTCTTTTTTGTTTTTCCCTTGTTTTTCAGTTGAATCTTTTAGCTTGCTGAATCGATCTTTCACAAAATCTGGAATCGGGATCCCTAGCTGACCTAAATTCTCAATCACCGAGATTCCATAAACAGCAATGTACGAAAGCACAAAAGCTGTTGCGACTCCTTCAAAGTTCATGATTTTAAGATAGGGGTAAGCAATCAGTACAAGCGCCACGACCAGCAAATGTTTTACTACCCCCATTAGTCCTTTAGTACTATTTGTTTCTTTTCCAGCAAGTCCCTTACAAACTCCTGTAATGATATCCGCAATGACAATCCAAACAAAAATTTGAATATAAACGTTGCTTACTAGATTTTTAAACTCTGATAACAAAACTAAATTATCAATGATCACCATGTTTCCACCCTTCACTTTCTATTTTTGGCCATACAAAAAGCGCACTCGTTCGAGTACGCTATAGTGACTAACTCACTTGTGGATGTTTACAATTGCTCGTTTTGAAACCTTATTACCATTAAATTTTGTTACAAGATAAATTCTTGTAATTTTTGAATTTTCTTCTGTTTCTAATAACCAACTTGGTTTGAATGCTAACACTTTTATCCCCTCCTTTCTTCTTCGATAGTAATATAGCACAACACGTCTAAAATACGATGCGTATAAAGAAAAAGTTTATTTATATTAACTATGTTGTTATCACAACACTTTAGTTTTATTAATAATTTTTTGTGCTTCTTCGTCCGTAATACATAATGGAACGAATTGTCGAACTTGGTCAGCAGTAAAACAATTCCAGTCATACATCATCTTGATATCATCATAAGAATACATATCATTTTCCTCCGTCAAGTTGTTCTTTGATAGTAGCAATGTCTTTTGTGTTTTGAAGGGATGTCAGCATGGTTTTCGAATTAATTTGTACTAGCCCTTCTGCTTTTGTAGTAAGCTCTTCATTTACTTTTTTCAATGCAGCATTATCTACCTGTAAACCTATAGATAAATTTTGTAGTAGTTCCAATTTTTTCGAATAATCTTGCGTAACAGCTTCTTCCCACTTATTTTCAGTGAAATTAAAGAATTGCGACTGTTGTCTTCTTCCGAAAGCTTCGTCCGTTTCATCTTCCTTCTTTTCAAACAAAATAGGTGGAACTTCGACAAACGGTAATGCCGTTGGAAAATTATCTTCCACCTCGTGTTCTTCGTAACCGATAGGATATAATACTTTGTATATTGTTTTCATCATTCTTCCTCCATTAAATTCTATTTTTAGCAATCCAACTAGCTGTTCCAGAAGCCCATTGATCTTTCGTAAGACCCTTCCCGATTTTGATAGAATTACCGTCGTTTGGATCGCTATACAGATAACAGTTAGCTTCACAAGTTGGAATTCTAACCGTATTTTCTGGTTCATAGTCGCCTAAACTCCAGACAACTTTTGCACCATCTGCAAGTGTATTTGTAGGCTTAAAAGCGAATGTACATGTTATTAAATTACCGTCTCTTTGGAACTCAATTGAACCGCTCGCGTACATTCCAGGATCAGTTGTTGAAGAATAAATTAATTTTTGAAGTGTACCCTTTCTTTTTGCTGGAAGAAGAGTACCATTTCCAAAAGTAATCCCATCTTTAAAATTTTTCGTTCCTAAGACCGTTTCATTACCTGTGGCTTTTACTAAAACACCCTCCACACCATCAATTCCTTTGGCGTGTGTCTTTAAATATTTAGGCACTCCATCTTCTTTTAATTGAACAATATCAGCCATTAAACCGTCCCCACTTTCTCAAATGTAAAATTTGGTATTTTTGAATCTGTATATGCTTGTGCATTTTGATATGCCTCACTCGTTTTTTGATCAACATATTCTTGATTTACTCCACTACCTTCACTGCCGCCAGTAGCACTGATTATGCCAGTATTAGAAATGCTGATATTAGCACCTGCAGTGTAATTGAATTGCTTATCTGCAGATAAAACATCATCAGTAATTGTTAACCCCTCGCCAACACGAATGCCACCTTTTACAAATTCGGAAGCAGTAGGTAAATAAAAACCGGAAATATCTACATTTATTTTTCCATCTTCATCAATAGTGATGTTTTCTCCTGCAGTATAATTTTTCAGTGAATCGAGTTTTTCTTTTAACTCCAGCGAAAAATTGACATCAGATTGTCTGACTGCAGAGACTTTTCCTGTCTCATCAATCGTCAATAATTCACCAATTTTTATGCCACCCAAACGGTCAATAGTGGCAACTGGCAACACGTAGTCACCTTCTCCACTGTTTAAAATTTTTTGATACATTTCTGCCGTGATAATGCCGTCATCTTCTTCACTTGCATAGGGTAATTCTGTGAGAACATTCTCTAATCCCAAATCTTCTTTAGTAATGACGACGGCTCCAATTTTTCCATTAACAGATAAAACTGTTGCTTCTCCTGCTATTATTTCTTCTAACCCAAGAACTGCGGAAGCATGTGTGATTGGAAAGAATTGGCGTTGTACACCCGTTTTTTCATCCGTTTCCATCATTCGTTTAGTTTTAGCCATTAGATCACCCCAACTTTCTCAAGAGTGAACACATTTTGCTTTGGATCATCAACGGTTGCGATGATCAAGGCTCCTTCTTCAATCGGGAATGCTACAGTTCCAACTTTTTCGACTTCATGATTATCTGAAAAGAGATCATCCTGCAAAATATCAGTCACTTCAATCTCCCCGTATTCAATCGTGAAAAGCGTTGCTCGCAATTTCTGATATAAATAGTCCATATCTGCCAGCAAACGCTCTGAAATAGACGCATGACGAACTCCTTGAATATCAACACGTGCATCCATTAATTCGGCTAACATTACTCCACCTGGATCGATAGACTTCAAAATATCTTTGATTGATTCAAACCATTTTAAATAATCGGTTTCTTGTCCTTCTCTCCATGCTTCAAATGTATTTTTTTGATCTTGTCGCCATTGTTCAAATTCCTTTTTGCGTGCATTCATCCAATCTGTGAAGTCGCCTTTGTTTTCATTGATGAAGTTTGTCATATCTACAATCAAATCTTCTACAGATTGCCAGTAAGAACCCATTTCTCCTTCTGATTTTGATACTGCTTTGATAACGAAATAGGAGAAATCTTGTGTCGTAGCGATTAATTCATCATCTTTAAAAATGATGAAATCTGCTGTTTGTCGATGCAACATCTGCATCGAATACTGATCAAATGTGTACTGAATTTTTCCTTTTTTCGCATCAATGACTTTAGTACCTAATTGAACCGGATATTTATCGCCGACAACTGATTCAAAATAGACTTTACAATCAGTTAGATCATAAGGCATTCCATTTTCAGTGATGGTTGCTTCCATAACTTCTGAATTCTTATTGCCTTGCCGTACCTGAATCATACCGACGTAGTTATAAGGCTCAGTTGTGCTGAGTACTACGTTCCACTTTGCCATTAATTACCACTCCTTTCTCAAAATCAGGTGGGATACAAATAGAAGCTATCTGACCAGATCCGAAGAATTCACGATCATATTCCGCCACAATTCCACCTGATTCCGCATTTTGTTCATAGGTCTGAATACGCCCATTTTCTAGGCCTTTGATTACACCTGTGTGACCGTAATATTCATGGCTTTCAAATGTATCACTGATTTTTGCATTTCTTTCCCAATTGATAATTGAGCCAACAACCAGCTGGTCATACTCAGGATGAACAATAACCGTCCATAAATACAACGACCATGGGTAAGCTCGTCCGATTTCCGCAGCGGAAAACACATTGCCATGACGTACTTTGATCTCGTATTGTGTACCTGCCCCCATGTCAGGACCAATCATCACACCGGCATATTCCGCAGATAATGCATAACATTGATGGTTTCCGATAGGTTGATTCAACAAACTTTTCAAATGATTTAATCCTTTTTCTTCGATCACAAAATCACCTCTATTTCTTCGCTCTGGCAAGACAAATATCGCCGCCATTTAATAAATACCCGAAGGACCAATCGACGCGACCGATACCAACACCATTGGAATTCATGCCACCCATTTCAACAATAGAAGTGCTATATCCCTTCCAATCCTCTGCTAAAATAGCGGTATGTCCATCATTACCAGCACCAGCACCTAAATTAACAATGATGATATCTCCGGCTTTCGCTTCATTTGGAGATATTTCAGTCAGATACTGACGTGGCCCTCTTGCATCTGCGGCCATTGAACCTGTGTACCACAGAGTCCCACGTGTTGCGGTTTTATATCCTGCTTTTGTCAAAGCCAACCACACAAAAGAAGAGCAGTCAGCATACCCATTACGATCAGGATTCTCGACGCTACCAAAATTCCAACGTAACGGTTGCGAGTAATGGAAATAACCCATCAAGCTTTTGGCTGTACTGAGAATACTGCCAGCAGATGGGACTTGAAGATCTTTGAATTTGTTATACCAATTAACTGCCCATCCTTGTCTTTCTGGATGAGTTGTGGCTGGTCTTTCATAGTTTCGTTCAAATGTATAAGCAGCAGCTGCTGGATCAGTCATTGCTTTAAATCCAGAAACACTTGCCGGTTGAACAATTCCTAACCATTGACCATTATACATTGTCCAATCTAATAACTTTCCTTGAGCTGACATTGTTCGATAATCTTCTGTAATTCCTGCAGCTCTCATCAGGTTTTGAACATAAGTCCTGCCATCCCATGTTGCTGGAGGAACCAAAGGATATGCTGAACCATCCCATTGAACGATTCCATAGGCTGGACCGCCAACTTGTGCAATATCTGGATTCATTGCAACACCGGCTTCTCCTTGAACATTTCCAAGAATTCCAGCAATGGATGCTTTGGAATAACCTCTAGAAAGAAGCATAACCCATAGCTCCCAAGCAAATTTGTCCGCTTGACTAGTTAACTCTGGTGGATACATTCCATTCCAACTTCCTCCGCCGTTATTCCCACTTCCCCCTTGTCCAGGAAATACTTCTTGCCCATTAATTGTAAGTTTTCCGCGTATATTGACATTTTTCATAAACTCCACATCGCCAAAAGCATTCAGCTTTTCTTGCAAATTTAGACTTCCGTACAATATAGAAGTACCGTTTCCAAGCATAACTAAGCCTTTTCCTTCTTTCGGTGAAATCAGAATATATTTCCCATCACCGTTTGTCCGAATAACTAATGAATTATTTTCTAAGGGCGTTGGCGTAGATGCTC